TTCGTTCATCTGACGGCGGAATCCCGGCATCTGCATCGACAGGGCACGGATGGCTTCCGCTGCCGTGTTCACATACAGGCTGAGGCGGCGGCCAAATCGTTGCAAATCCCCGTGAAGGCAGATGCGTGCCAGTGGCGGTGACGCCAGACAGAATGCGTTCGTCGTTGCCATTTTTCGGAATACCTCTCCCGTTTACTCAGTTGTTCAGGCAGATGGTGAAGCAGTTCACCGTTGCCGCAGTATATGGCGGCATGATTGGCCACCGATGCGCCAAAGCAGCACAGCAGGATATCGCCCGCCTGTGCAGAGGACAGGGGCACCCGGTAAAAGCCGGTGACCGCCATATTGTCCAGGTAAAGGTTCTGACCGTTGCGCCACCAGTCATCCTCACGCTCAAAATCCGGCATATCAATTCCCGCCAGATGGTATGCATCCCGGAACAGCGTGTAACAGTCCGTCACCCCGTGCTCAAAGCGCCGTCCTGTCAGATGTGGCACACAGCGGAATTTATGAATTTCCCCCCGGCAGACCAGCCACCAGGACAGTGCACTTTTTATCTGCAGCCGCCGGTCGGCCTCGCTCAGCCAGGGCAGACCACCGGGGTGGCTGTGGACCAGTGCCACAATCTCCCCCTGCATTTCTGCCCGCAGCCAGTCCTCCGGCGACATCCGGAAATAATCTTCCGGCTCACCGGAGATATTCACGCAGGGAAAATATCTTTCCCCTTCCGGCGTTCTCACCACGAAGCCGCACGACTCCGCTGGTGCACATCGCCGGGCGTGCGCCAATATATTGCTATAGAGCATGAGAACTCCTGATAAAAACCCAGCCGAAGCTGGGTCATTTCGTTGGCAATCTGTTAGTAGTGATGCGGTGAAGGAGGTAATTCTTTATTCTTAAGTCTCATCCATGCGGAAAGATTCGTTGGTCCGTCTGGCTCATTGATATCAACATCTCGTGTGTGATTAATTAAAACGTCTCTCGCCATTCCAATAACATACGAGAACTCATGACCGTAGTCGTAGCATCTGCCGGAATAGTTCGATTGAATTTGTTTTAGCGCCGGATACAGTTCGCGGAATAATGCCTGTGAGCGGTTGGCATAATCCCATAGCCATACAAGGCTGTTTGCTTCTTTTGCGGAAAGCTCGTTGGTGCTCTTCTCTTGTTTGCCAATGAATTCACCTTCAAGCACTACCCTGTGGATGTACTCTACGGCAAGCGGGATTTGTTCAATTGAAAGCTCATCAATGCTGTCAATACCAAAACGCTGATGAACCATATTGTATGCATCGTCATTGCGAAGTCCTTTCTTTCCTACCAGCATGTTTACTGCATCGCGTAGCGGTGTTCTTTCCTCAACAGTGGTTTTCTTTCCTTTTACATACTCGCCATGTTTGCGAATTGAAGGCAGAACTTCTGCTGTTACCCACTTGCGGAATTTGTGCGGGACTGAACCTTTATTGACTGCATCGCGGCAGCGCAGAACCAATGTATACATACCTGATTCGCTCACAATGCTTAGATTCTGCTCACCACCAAGGGTGTAACTTAAAGTTACTCCCTTTTCATCGTCATCAAGTGCAGTAAGCGCCTTGCGTGAGTTAGTCAAAGCTAAAGCATCACAAACATCTTTAGCTACAAACCACGGCTCACCGCACTTGTTGATGACGCGGATTTCACTGTCGCCGAATTTGAAGATAGTGAAATCGTTTTGTGCCTTTGCTATACTTTTCATGTCAATATTTCCTAAGCCGATTTGTTGATAACGAAGCCCTGACTGTTACAGCAGTTGGGGCTTCAACTTTCTGCTCTATCAGTTATATCTTTCCCTTCGTACACTTCACCTATATTGCTAATGCTGGCAGAACATCCAAGATACTTGTATCTTATGATGTCAAACACGCAGTCACTACACAGCATCCGACCTGTTTCTTTAGAGTAAATGTATGTTTGATCAGCGTCTGATTCGCTAATGCCGCAAAAAACAACATTCTTTACTCATACCGTTATCCCCTCTCTCTTCAGGCTGTCCAGCAATCACATCACTTCCGAGTTAAACGACCGGCATTCTTCTTTGGCCTTTCCTGTAATCGCATCTTTTAGCGACTGAGGTATTCTCACCAAAATTCTGCTAACTTCTTTTTCCATATCGCCACCGCGTGAGTTATTATGAATCACAAACGTATCACTGTGACTATATCAAGTCAAAGTTTTTTTGAATACACTGTGATATCAATGTGATTATCACGGTGTAAGTATGACGAAGGTTAGAGACATAGCCCCATATAGCGTAAGAATGCCAGATAGCCTCAAGCGCGACCTGACCATAAGAGCATCGAAAAACGGACGCTCATTAAATTCAGAAATAGTTATGATCTTGCAAGCTGCTATTGATGAAGAAAAATCACCAAGATCAATAGAAGGTTTTGCTCAACAAGAATCTGAAAAATTTAGGGAGGCTCTTCTTAAGACTCTCAGCAGCATGTACGGCGAAGATAAAAAACCCACCTGATGGTGGGCATAATCCATTACTGCGAAAGTTTATTAATGGAAAGGAAACCGCCAAAATTAGCCACCATGCCGCGCATCTCACACCCGCGCATGCACTTGCTGCATCTGTCCTTACGGATATCCGTGGTGGGGTTGTCGAACTCATCCGCCACCGCAGGACCGTGATAACCGCATTCATCTCCCCGGTAATCCCACATACAGGTGTTCGCCAGCATGATGCGACCGGGAAACAGCGCTCCGTCCGTCTCCGTCGGTGTTGCCAGCACAAACGAGGCTGTCATGGCCGTCAGCTCTGACATCTGCTCCACCACCCAGCGGTCTCTCAGCTCCTGCTCCGGGTCCGCTTCCGGATTGCCCGCCACAAAATTCACCGCATCCAGAAAACGGGCATACACCCGGCGGCGGACCACCGTGGCCCCCACCAGGCTCTGCAGGTCCTCCGCCATTCCGGTGACCAGACCGAACAGATTCGACACCGTCAGCGACGGGCGGGCACTGCTGCCCTTCCCGTTCATCTCAAAGCCACTGCCGTCAATCGGGTATACCTGATATTGCCGCCCCTGCCAGGTGACCGCCTCCCCTTTTTCATTCAGCTCATTACAGAAAAAATACCGCTCACCGCCCTGCACCGTCAGGTCAATTTCCCAGAGCACCACCCGCGGTGACTGCTCTGATTTAACCGACTCGTTCAGACTTTCTTCATGAATGTCCTGCATCAGTTCACCACCTGCTCAATCGTACAGCTGAAATCACTGTACCGGGCGTTATCCGTGACGCTCCACTCCCGGCACACACCCCTCACCGTCCGGTTATGTTTCGGCGGTCGCCACAAAAAGGCACGGTAACCACCATGCCAGGATAAAAATTCATCCAGCCAGCGCCGGGTTGACTCATCCGTCACCCGGAACACCGCCTGAAACGTCTTCAGTTGAGGATTCAGCCCTGTGGGGCGGCGCTGTTCATAACCGTCACCAAACCGCACCCTCACCACCGACGGCTTCTCACTCACCTGCATCCCTTCACGCGGGACCAGATGCAGCGTTTTTATCTCAGCCACTCAGCATTCCTCCGTCACGTCGCATGGACAGCATCACCGCCTGCACCCGCTGGTCAATCAGCTGCACAAGACTGCCTGCCGCCTCCGGCCCTATCTGTCCGTTAGCCCCGTCATTCTGAATGGCGATGTGGTAGACCGGGGAATACACCAGACCAGCACTGCCGTTCATACTGCCCACGGCGCGTACGCCCAGCGAGCCATCCGCCGCCCGGGTCAGGGGCATAATAGCTTCAGGTCCGGCTTCCCCCATCAGCCCGGCCCCTTTTGCAAACGCAAAGTACGTGGGCGTGTCCACAATGCTGTTGCTGTACGCGCTCAGGTTTGCCGAGGTATACACGCCGCCTTTTGCATTGGCCACCGCTCCGCCCAGCCAGTCACCAATGCTGCCGAGAAATCCTCCCGCACCGGACATACCGTTTGCCGCCGTCTTAATTCCGTTGACAATCGCGGCATTCATAAGAACTTTTGATATTTCCTGCAGCACTGATGAGGCCCAGCTGCGCCATTCCACTTTATTTCCGTTCAGCATCTCCGTGATGTTATTCACCATCCCTGAGATACCCTCCGTCGCCAGCTGTGCTGCCTGTGAGGCGTAATCGGACGCATTATCCACCCAGTTACTGAATCCCTCCTGCAGCCCTTTCTGCCAGTCCGCACGCTGCACATCCGATTCGGCATAAAAGACTGCCTGGTCCTTAAGGCGTTCGCTCAGATACTGCGCGTTCTGTGCCAGAGCCTGTCTGTAAAAATCCTCACTGATATCCCCGGTCTGATACTGAGACTGAAGGTCCGCATCCTTCTGGCGGAAGCTGTCGCGGATCTGCTGCAACTCCCGCATGCGTTCTCTGGCTCGCTCCCCCTGCCCGTACCCCAGCAGTTCAGCATCATTCGACGCACGCGCAGCCGCATTCTCATTCTTCAGTGTCTCTTCCCGGGATCGCAACTGTTCCCGGATTTTTTGCTGGTCAATCAGGGTCGCGTTGCGCAGCAGTTCCTGCTTCTGTATCTCCGTCAGGGTTTTCAGTTCACCCAGCGCTGTCTGGTATTTCAGCTTCGCCAGCTCTGTGTTCTGCCCGGCCAGTGCCAGTTGCTCTTTCTGCTGCTTCAGCAGCCGGGAAAAACTGTCTTCCGCTTTTTCCGTCTCTGATTTTCCACCCCGGGATTTGGGTTTATTCGCCTCGTTATTGCGCCAGGCTTCCAGGGCATTACTGATATAACGTTGTCTCGCCTCCTGATACGGATCACCCACAAAACCGAGGTCATCCGCCGCATACCCCAGTCGGGCGCGCTCTTTTTCTTCCCCTTTCAGTCCGGACAGGGCCAGCTCACGCTCTGTTTTTGTCAGGGCACTCTGCTGTTTATCATCCAGAGTGGCCTGTGGCAGCCGTAACGGCACATTCACCAGTCCCTGCCGCTGCTGAAGCAGTTCATTCCCCAGCCCCAGCAGACGGTTGAATTCCGTATACTGACCGTTCATAACCAGCATGGACTGGTACACCTTATTCTGCTCTGCCGCCTGCTGACGAATTAACGCCACACGACGGTCTTCCAGCCCGGCAAGCACATCCTGAATGGACTGCGCTTTTTCCTGCATCTGTGCCAGACGGGACTGCTCAACGGCAAGCTGCTCTGTTGCCTGAGCAAGCCCTTCCGTTACGGTCTTCACCGATGTCAGATGGTTTATCATGAATCCGTCACCGGTCGTCCAGCCCGGGTTCGCCAGAACATACTGATATCCTGCGATTTTTTCCTGCAGGGATTTCACCCGACTGGCCTGTTCATCAATCAGCCGGTTCTGCTCTGTCAGCGCCGCCCGTGTTCGTCCTTCATTATCTGAGGCTTCAGGCAGAGACATTGACGGCGTTTTATGCGCGATTTCATCTATCGTCAGTGCATACTGGCGCGCAGACTCCCTGGCCTGCTCCTGATTCTGGTACAGCGTGTACCATGCTGCAGCCCCCAGCATCACCAGTCCGGGTACGCCACCAACCAGCCCCAGCGCACCGCTCATCAGACGTGAGCCCACCGCCGTTGTACTGTTCAGCGCATTCTGGGCGGCGGTTCTGGCAGCAATATTTCTGTTCAGGCGTTCCTGTGTGGCCGCCAGACGGGCCTCTGCTGCAATCTGCATCTCCGTCCCGCGGGCTGCCGCCACGGCCTGCTGAGCACGGTACACGGCTGCCCTTGCCCGCGCCGTGGCAATCTGCGTTCCCCTGAACTGTGCTTCCGCCAGTGCAACTTCATTACGTGCAGCCGTCACAAGTCCTGCCGTGGCAGACATCGCTCCGGAGGCCATATTGCCAAAGTAACGTGCAACCCCGACGGCAACCAGCGCGCCCACGGCTGTTGCCACATTATCAATCTGTCCGGCAACACCGTTCAGCATGCCGGAGAGCGTTTTTGTCACCCCGCTGGCCTCATTCGCACCGCCCACCCAGGCCATAAAGGCGTTTTCCACCTTCGTGATACTACTGGAAACCGTTTCCGGCATGGCCGCATATTCATCACGTAATATCCCCAGCTGGCTGATTAACGCGGGGACCACTTTATCCGCTGTCAGTTTTCCGTCATCCGCCATTGCCTTCAGATCTTTACGGGCCACGCCCATACCCGCAGCCAGTGCACGTACGATCCGGTCACCACTTTCATTGACCGAATTAAATTCCTCACCGCGCAACACACCCTGTGCCAGCGCCTGGCTGAACTGGGTGATCACCGAACCCGCCTCAGCCGTACTGGCACCGGAGATTTTCAGCCCCGT